TTTGTTTCTACAACTTTTATTGTATTCTCGTCAATCCCAATTTTAATTATATCTTCCAGTGTAGGAGCTATTGGTATTTGCTCCTGTGGTTTAGGGTTGGGAATTAACTTTTTTTCATTCAATTTTCCAGTTAATTCCCTGGCGGATAATTCAGGGAATTGTGCAATTTGAGAAAGTAGCCATTGTTGTTTTGTCATAGTTTTAAATTTTTAAATATACGGGGGTGAGAATTTAAAAGGATGGTTGTTTACTAAGTTTGCTTTTAGTTCCCATTTCCACGCGAGATAACCCTCAAGGCGTTGGCGGTCGGTGGTGGAGAGAGATGATGGTAAGACTAAGACTTCCGCAATCGGGCCGCTAAAATGCGGTATGGTTGTGCCCTGTAACATATTTCCGATGTTGAATGGAGTATTATCCATTGTGACTGTTGCGGCTGTTCCCGTTGCTATGGAAGTTCCATTCCTAAACAGTGCCGAGTCGCCAGACTGCGCCGTTCCTACCAAAATTTGAGCGCCAGTAACTGATGTTGCCTGAACAGTGTTGGCACCAGAAACAGGGTTCCAACGCATTGCGTTAATTCCGGTAATAAATAAACCAAAACGATTAGTTAAACTGTCTGAACCCGCAATCCCTTGTTCCGGTGGTGTGCGAGAAGAAAGTTGTGCAACAACGATTAAAGATGCGCTATTGGTAATCCCTAGCGTCGTGCTTGCAGTGACAAGGCGGTCATCCACTCCATCAAACGTCAACACAGGCTTCCCGTTTAGTCCATCAGGTGTGTATGTTGGCTGATTTGCTTTGGTTGCTTGTGTTGCGTGCCTATTATTTCCTGATATATCGCTCCATCGAGAAACCGTTGTACCATCAAGAATTACGCTACCTGACTCCATAGCATCAAACCATGTAGCAATATTAATTCCTGGTATTTTGTCAGGAGTCAATAGCCTTCTCGTTATTACAATCAATTTATTACTATTTCTCATATTATGCCAAGAAAGAATTGATAGTGATTGTACCTGTCTCTGCACTGCTTGTGGGTGTAAATGCGTTTGGAGTTACTACGTACGCCCATAAAGAAGTGCTATTTGCGGCTAATTTAATCTGCCTGTTGATGTTTGATGCCATAGCAAAAAAGCTACCACCACCTCTCATCGTTGCAATTGATAAAATAATTCCATCTTCAGTTAAGTGAAAGTCTCTGTCGGCAGATGCACCATTGAAAACAAGATTGTCAGCGATCGCGGATGGAGGTGAAGCACTGTATAAATAAATTACAAGGCTAGTCATTCCACTAGGAGGCGTGGAAGTATTGAACATGATTTTTATATTATTAATAAAAACATTACCCCCACTAGGTCCAATATTTGATAACTGGATTATTGAGCCATATACGTCATTAGCTCCATAAGCAGTTGCTCCCGATGGTCTTTGAATAGTTGCGGTACCAGCAAATCCAGTTCCGTTACTTAGTGTCCTAAAGATAGCTGATAGCCACCCTAAAATACCTCCCCCGCCCGCAGGCATGGTTGCATCGGTGATTTGAGTACCAAAACTAATTTGATTCGTTACGTCTACTGGTAATCTGTTATTTATCGGTGAAGGTAATCTGTCGGTAATTGTTCTCCAAATAGCTGATACCCACCCCAGGATACCTCCCCCACCTGCGGGCATGGTTGCATCGGTGATTTGAGTACCAAGGTCTACAGTAGTAGTACCACCTCCCCCTGTGCCACCACCCTCTACTTGAACGACGGGAATATAAGGAGATTCAGGTGTACCTTCTCCTGTGGCTTTAACATATTCCGCCGTTCCTCTTACTCCTAAAATAGGCTGATTCATTGCTTTGTTTTACAAGAATATTGGTTCAATGTTAGCACAAAATCATATTAATTTGCTACTCTCATTAATATGTAATCCCCTGTTAAATCATTTGCGCTGGCATTGCCTAATCTGCCAACTACACGACAATAAATAAACCCTGTGGATGGAAAATCTGGGGTTTGATTAATCATGTTTAATTTTACTGTAGAACCAATAGCTAAAGGAGTTTCTGTTCCGTCTACTTTCCATTTAAAAACATTAGGAATACAACCGACTGGCATCAAAAGGTTACCACTAGATCCCCAGCGCAAATATAGTTCCGTTTCTGAACCTGTGGCAATGTTGTTATTATTGGTGTGAGGGTAATTTGCTATTGTGCCAAAAACAGAAGCAGTATTGTCAGCAAATGATGTTCTTGCTGACACTGCATATTGATTAAACCATTCAGGGGTTGATTGTATTGCAAAAGCGTAAGCATTTCCAGGGAAAACTTGATCTGAATTATTGAAAACTCCTACACTATGAAAGTAATAATTGGTGTTGCTTTTAAACAAAAAATAGCTAATACTTTGTTTGTTTGCTGCAGCCCAAAGTAGAGTAGTGTTAGGTGAATTGTCTATTCTACGAGCGTTTGTGGTGTGACTAATAATACTACCATTGTTTATTAAAGATACGTTAGCGCCTTCTGCTTCGTAGATAATGCTAAATCTACTTGTGTTTAAATTAAGTGACTGCTGAGGGTATGTATTTGAAACAGCGATCGCACCTGTTAAAGTTTCTTGGGGAATATTTGGCCGCCAATCTATCCTTGCATAATTATTAAATCCCATGCTACCCGACTTAAATAATGCAGCCCTATCACTAGATCCTAGTGCCTGTCTCATGCAGCTTAAAAGTTCATCCCAGTTTAATAAATCCGTGGTGTCTTTGTTGCCTATGAAATAATTACCGTAAGCATCATTGGTGATGGTCATAAAGATTGTTTCCTTTGGTTTTCAAAGTTTAATTCACCTAACACAGAGAACTGAGTTTTAAGGCTGTCTTTTCTCTGATTCTCAAACAGTAAGGTTTTTTCCTGTAGCCCAAATGCTCTTTGTTCTGTAAAGGTTGCAGTTATTTCCCACAAGTTAGTTCCTTGATTAGTGGCACTCGATTTATCACAGACAAAATCTTTATACCCAAAAGCATCACTAGGTCGCCACTGAAATCTAGCAAAACCCCCGTACTGTTTGAATGTAGATACAATTTCATCTTTTAAGATTGTACTTAAATTGGGGATTGCTATTTCATAAGTTGCCCTCACAGAATCAGGGTTAATTACTGTTTGGCTGTAATTGTCTCCTAATTTAGTAGTCTGCTGAAATATTGTTTTACTGTTAGAAAAATTCCATTTTATGGGTGGCAAAGTTAAGATAGGTGCGGTGCTTGAATAGTCAACATAAGTAGGAATATAAAATAATGTTGACAAAGTATTTTTATTCTGATTCTCAAAATTTAATTCAATCATTTTATCAATTACCTAGCGTATAATCGAACCATAAAACTACTACTAGCATTATGACTAAAGGTAGATAAACTTACCAAATATCCCCACAGAGACGTACTGGCATTGGACAACTTAAACATTGAATTAATTAAGATTGTTTCAGCTACAACCGTTCCCCCGCCCCTGGCTAAGTTTGCCGTTAAGTTAATTCCATTTAATGTTAACAAGGATGTTCTGTTGTTAGCAGGAACGCTAAATAATTCATTGTTTGCAAACGTGGTTGTAGGGCTAGAATTGAATAAGTATAGTGCAAAATCGCTCATACCAGTGGGTAGGGTTGCTAAGTCAAAGACAATGCTCACACTGGTTAATTCAATGATTCCCCCGCTACTTCCAATATTAGGAATTTGGAATAGATTGCCATAAACTTTGTTAATATCATAAGCTGTTGTTGTGGCTGGTTTAGTGACAGCAACCTCAGAAAAATATTTAGGATTACTGACAACTAAGTTATTAGCAACTGTGAATGCTGGTATGTAAGGCGTGGCTAAACTTCCATTGCCGGTCGCTTCTCTGTATTCTGTGTTTCCGTTTGATCCGATGTAAGGTTGTGGCATTAGAAATCCCCTGCAAAAAATGAGTTATTTTTGTCGTTAAAAAATGCTATTAATTTATTAACATTAACAGCTTGAATGTATTGACTAACCTTGTTATTTGTAGTAACTGCAGCTATTCTTACAGTATAATCCCCTGGGCTTAAATTATCCCATGCTGCAAATAAATCGTCAACTTCTAACAAGCTACTCCATTCAGAATTATTTGATTTTTTGTACTGTAATCTGTAGGATTTTGTGTAGTTTTCTTCTATCAATCTTACAGCAGTAATGGTCCCAGTAGCAGGGTTAATAGTTGGGTTATTGAAAGGAAACGTAAATTGAGTATTACTAATTTTAGTAATAATAAATTTGTCATTATAAATGCTTTGATTTGACCCGCTAATCAAGATTAAATCATTGCTTTGATAGTTGTGAGCAGTTGACGTGGTAACGGTTGCTATGCCCTGGGAGAAACTCAAACTAGAAACAGCAAATTTAGTTCCCACCTGTTCTTTTAAGGGTCGTTGCCAGGATGCAACTAAAGAGTAAGTGTCATTACCATTAATTACAACTTTTAATAATTGCACAGAGAAGTTATTAGGCGGATTAACTTGAGTTGGGAGTGGGTTTTGATCGCTATCACTAGGTATCTTGATTCCTGTTTCTACTTGGGTAAAAAAATCTTCACTGTAGGTTTTAGCCGTTACCTCAAATAAGGATCTATTTTCACCATCAGGAACTACATCCGTGATCCTGTACAGCTTTACCCTACTAATTTCATCTACTATCTGCCATGGTGAGTGAACAATCGGTAATGTGGTCAATGGTGCGCTGAGATTAATTTCCGTGAAAGTTCCGGCGGGATTAGCGATCGCTCTCTCAATTACAGATTCATCAGGAAGGGTTAAATAAATCTTTTTTCCTGTATTTGCAGTCAGTGTGATAGGTGCGTCTAAGGTAATTTTATTGGCTGTGACCGCAGACACCAATCCCCCAACTCTGACTTTGTTCCTAGCGGTATCAGATACTTGAATCACATCACCGGGTTGAAAAAACATAGCCCGCGCCCTAATCTTGCAGGTCAAGGTAATGGCGTTAGGTAAAGAGCTTAAAATGGTCCTGCGTCCTGATCTAATAGCAGCGGCTCGCCTAGTTTCTCCTAATAGTGCATATTCTTCTGTTTGATACCCGTACTTGTCAATAGAAGCTGGTTCTTCAACAATCTCTGGGACTAGCTCCCAATCCTCAATGGTTGACTGGTAAGATACCTTGGCTACAGTAGTTACAGTATTGAGTTCCCTGGTTTGGTAAGCAAATTTTCCTTCTTCTACATCTGCGTTAGTCAATATTTTTGGTAAGGCACTCATTGGGCGCTCCTGCCAAAAGCTGATTTGCGAGCCATTCCAATAAGGTTTGGCGTACATTGTGGAACAAATAGCCCGCACCATTTCTAACACCGATTCCTGACCCCCAGAACCCAGGATGGTATTAAATAAAAATCTTCTTTCCGTTCCTCCGTCGCCATTGGAAACAAATTGGTTATTGTACACACTGCATTGATAGAGTGCAAATTTATCAATGTAAGATTCAGGTATGCCTAATCTAAACCTGGGGTTGGTCAGCAAGTAGTAAACAATCCAGGCGGGATCTGCGGTTGCTTTACTGGGCGTGTACAGCGTTCCATCCCAACCACCATTAAAGTCTGTTCCCCTGTCAGTTGCGTTGATGGTTGCATTGCTGGGTATTTTGCAATCTTTAATGCCTTTAACTTTTGCCCAAACTTCTGGGTTAGATTCAAAGGTTTTAGCAGGGAAAGTCAATGCTAGTAATGCAGTATTTGAATAAAGCACCTGATCCAAAGAAACTTCAGTATAGTCCGCCCATTTTACCGCTACTATCACCTTATCTTTTCTCTCATCAGGATTTGGTGGTTCTTCCGGTGAAGTTTTTTTGACTTTAACTTCAAAATAATCTTTACTAGAATCAACAGGAAAAACAAATTTAAAAGTTACAAAATCAGGATATCTAGCATTTACACATCTAGCAGCCCGCGTCACAAAATCTCCATTAAGTCCCTCTTTTATTTCTATGCTAAAACAAAAATCTGTTCTTTTTCTATCTCCATCTTCTTCCTGGTATTCTGCTAAAAAACTTAATCTAATATTAATTTGATTAATGTCTGCATTAGTGATGCTTCGAGTAATACCAACACCGTCGTTTTTAACAACTAAATTAACTGGATTAACATTAAATGTACCACTAATACCATCATTGGTAAACATCCAAGGCAGTACAGGATTTTTTGCCCCATCACTAGCATTTAGACCCACATCTTTAAAGTTGGGTGTACCACTATTATTAAGGTAAGGGGTTTTATCAAGATAAATATCTTTCAAAGATGAAATACCTTCTATTTGTCCTTCACAAATTCCTAATAATAATTTAACAGTATCATCCGTAGTTCCGGTAATCGGCTGGGAATCTCCATTTGACATAACTTTATCAAGGGTAAGTTTGAGACTGTACTAATATAACGCATTTTTTATAGTGCATTTTTGCAAGATCAATTAATGTATAATATCCGCTCAATTGCTCGTCATCAAATCCCGTGGGATTGCAATACAGTTTAGTATTCCCAATATTATAATTACTTGTAACAGTTAATGCTGTAGGAAAATTTATGCCATCCTCCTGATAAGGATCATAATAAAAAAAGAATGGATTAGTTCCAACAAATACAACTAATTGTAATTTTTCTCCTGCTAAGATGGGTGATTTCAAAGTTGTACTTTTGACAGTCAAAGTGATTACATGATTTGGGTTTGGATAGCTACTGCTATCATCTTCATAATCATCAATAAACATAATTGGACACTTTGCAAAAGCGGCCATATTTTGCTCTTGACTGGGTGGATCAACAAAAGGGAAAACTGGGGAACTAATCTCATTAGACAATACTTGAAAATTCTTAACTAGTACCTCACCAAATACTAACGGTATAGGCGTACCTTCCTTGACATTATACCCAGGTGCTTGAAAGAAGGTTGATCTCGCTTCTTCATTTTTCTTGGGATTGCCGTTAATCAAAGAACTAAGCAGGGATGTAGCGCCGCTTAATATCAGGGACATACCTAGTCCGCTTGCCGCTCCCGTTGCTACCAGTGCAATACCAATACCAATCATAGCAATATTGGTTAAGGTGCGTCCTGAACTTTCAACTACTGGGGTAATTTCTACTACGCATCCGGTAACAGGGAGTAAAGCAGATGGGGAATCTTCTATAATGTAGCGTTCCCAATTGTTGCCCTTCACAACCATTGTGTAGTGCCATTCAGATCCTAGTACGTAGTGCCTAAAATCAGGGAAATTACAGCACAGAAAATTAACAACCTCTTGGGGTGTATTTAGTTCCCCTTTTATTTCCGGTGCAAACTCAACACTTAAGATCCCATTTAACTTTATTGTTGTTAGCATAAGCGTTTTAATCGGTAGTGAGCCACAGTTCTTTGTCTTAAATATCTTCCATAAGGTTCAATCTTGCTACAGGATTGCGGGGACATTGAGTGTAGAATTAGGTTCTGTTCTGCATCAACTCACCCCCT